GGACCAAAAACATTATTTAATAAGATGATATGATTAAGAATCAATCTTTCTTTAAGTGATTTGGTTATCTTATATCTACGAAACAACCTTTTCAGGTATTTCGTTCTTTTGATATCTCCCTCAAATTCCGAGACAATGCAATGTGGTGACGTATAACATTTCATTGCATACATCACAAAATTATCTTCATTCAAATTATCAAACATATTGAAATGGGGGTAGTTAACCCCCTATTAATTAAGCGTCAGGTAAAGATAGATCGTCTGAACCATCACCAATTGGGTTTGACAAAGCAACAAGAGTTTCGTACTGAACTCGTCCTGCGCGGCCGCCTGAACCAACCGATTTCAAATTCCAGCCAATGTGTGTTGCATGTTCAGCACCAGAAGCACCTTGACTCAAACCACGACTAGCAATTGCAGTTGCACGAACACCATCAACAATATCAAAGTATTGTGTTGCAGCACCTTGTGTTGTAAGGTCAATAATAACATTGTTAGCCGCATTAGCAGCAGTTGTTGCTAATGAGAATCTGTTAGCATCAACTGGAGCAACAAAGTATGTTGTACCATTTAGTAGACCACCAATGTTTGCAGAACCATTCCAGTTATAAACTAGAGCAGCACTATTTGATTGTCCATGGCCAGTATACATTATTACGTTGTTTGCAACAATAACTTGATCTATTGGAATAACTAAATTGGGTTGGCCAATTGTAATTGTTGGATTTGATGTGTAACCAGAACCTACGTTAGTAATTGTGATGTTAGAAATTTTACCGGCGGCAATAGAAGCAGTAGCTGCAGCACTTGTGCCGCCACCGCCACTGAAAGTTACACCTGGTGCTGCAACATATCCAGAACCTTGATTTGACAATGAGATATCTACCACATTATCACCACCAGCAGTGGTTTCTGTAGCATCTACCATGAACAATCCAACAGTCATACCTTGTGTATATGCCTGGAATTGTGTATTACCATACAGCAATGCAACATTTGCAGCTGTTGGTGCGGATGCAGTCGGCGCATTCGTTGAAACTACTGTCTCAACAGCCCAATATGGTGCGTTAGCTGCGTTATCGTTATTTCCCCAAGATGACATTTTTTTCTCCTTTTAACCGAGGGTTATCTTTGTATTTATCGTTTTTCGGAATCTGGTCGGCGAGGTATCACCAACGGATCAATTTCAATCACATCTCTGGGAGTACCAGTTAGTGTTTTTCCACCTGACATAATTGCAGCAGCCAAAGGTTTACCGGAAGTAGTGTCTTCTGGATCCTTTTGCATCTTTGGTTTTTTACCCATTGTGGCTGCAGGTTTTTCTTCTTTTTCTGGATCGTATGCATCTTCTTTTATAGTCGGACTCTTATATAATCCTTTGACTATACTGGCTGACTTTGACATAGTAATCAGTTTTTTACCTTTAGGCATCGGTTCAACATCATCTGGACTATTTGCACCATCGCCAGGTGATTGTGTCGCAGCCATTGGTTCCATATATTCTTTTATGTCACCGACAGGCACAACCTTGTACTGGCCACCTGTGCCATGTTTGGCTGGAACCCAAACCGTTTTCATTGGTCCTTGTTTAGCTTTAATACCAACACTCTTCACCTTAGCTTGGTATTCTGGACCATAATTTGTATCGGATTCCAACATGTGGTCGCGTTTCCATTTAATAAATTGGCCAGTTTTAGAATGTGCAATTTTCTGGTCTTTTGAAGCAAATTCAGGATTAAGTCCTCTAGATTTTAGATATCTAGAAAGAATACTAGATTCACTTTCAGACATATCTAACTCTTCTGCAATATTTGCTTTTGCGGACCACGGATCTTTAGGATCAGTGCCAAATGATGGAGTTACATCGTTCGGCAATGTCTTCTTAATTATAGATTTCAATAATTTCGAGTTGCTCATTTTTGACCTTATTCGGATGTACCAGCTTTACCCATCATCTCGCTTCTGATTCTAGTTAAAGATTTTTTGGCCAATTTCTTTGCATCAATCATTGGCGGACAATTGTTTGTAACAAAAGGAACTTCCGTTTGACTGGTCGGACCCCGGCTTTCAGTTACTTTTTTTTTTCGTCTTCTGGTTTTTCTGGTTTCTGTTTACTTCCACCATAACGCGAACCTTGCTTGATACCGGATCCACCTGATGGTTGTGGTTCTGCGCGTTTTCTAACATCTGCCAACATGTCATTCCAACCTTCTTTGAATTGGCTGAGTGTCTTCAGTTTTACACCTTCAACATCTTCTTTAGTCAAACGATCAACCGCTTTATCAATACCAGCTTTACGTTTCCAAGATTTGGACTTATACTTGTCAGAAAGCGAATTAGCAGCAGCTTTCATACCAGGACTTCTTGATCGTTTGGCATCATTTTCAAAGTCAGCTCCAATTTTACGAGTAATCGTAGCATCACGGGAAGCTTTCTTAGTATAAGAACCAAGAGTAGACTTTGACAATTCATCAAGCTGTTCAACTTCTTCTTTAGCAAATTGTGGTAACTTTTTTTGTTTAATCCATCTATCACTCAACGTGTTATTTTTAATAGCTTTGGCATGAGCGTTACGAATAAACTGATGAGCCTTGTCCTTACTATCAAATGTACCACTTTCTGCGTGTGACAATTTTGCGGCTGAATGATGAGCGTAATATTCTCCGCTTGGCTGCTTAGTGATGATACCAATTTCTTTGCCTGAACTAGGATGAGTCACAGTATTTGTAATTGGGTTTGACAGATTACTTATATGTGATCTCGACTTTGCGCTTGTTGGTTCAATATTTGCTTCATATACTACTTCAACTTCTTCCTTCTTTACTTCTTTTTTAGCACGTAGTAATTTGAAGTCGTGTGGATCAATTTTATTATTTTTGTTTGCATCAATTTCGTGTTGGTCGCCTTTGAGAGCTTCTTGTTGTAGAATTTCTCTAATCGCGTCAGCAACTGCATCATCTTTTTTTAAGTTAATCATTTTTATTCTCCGTTATTGTTAGATATATTTTTTGCAGCTGCAGTAAAGGTATCAGCTTTGGCTCTCGCAGCACCGCCATGGCCAAATTGGTTTTCACGATCAGCTTGATCCAAATATTCTTTGGCTTTGTCAAGCAAATGTTGTTTTTGTCTTTTTAATTCGGCTGAATCTTGGTCAACAGTTGCCTGTGTAGATTCTTTAACGAAATTTGAAAAGGTTTTCATTTTTTCTTCTTTTTCTTATTGATATAATCGTAACCCAGTTTATCTTTTGGATTTTCCATAGGCTCTTTGTTTGTTGCATTTCCTGATGTACCAGCAAAACCCATTTCGGAATCAGATGGATCCATATACGATTCTCTGAAACCTTTAAAGTCAAACTGTTCTCTATAAGTTACATCACCGAGACCAGACATTGCATAAACCGTTCCCTGAGTTCTAGTATCAAATTCCTGACCGATTGTTGTGATGTTTCTCATCCTCTGATTAACTGTCGGAGAATCGATCATGCCCTTCTTCTTTATTTTTTCTTTGTCTTTGGAGAAGTTGCTTTCTTTTGGTTCTGGGAAGACTTTGATGCTTGGGACTTCTTCGGTGTAGGTTCTGAAGTTGTAACCACCTCTTCGCTTTGAGGCGTCCCACTTGATGTTGTCTGCGTTTGGATCGGCGGCTCGATTGTCTGCGGCAATGTCTCCGAGATTGTCGGCTTTTGGACCTCCGGCTGGCTTGATGGTTGTACCACTTCGGCTGGTGCCTCTGGTTTTGTAATTTTCAAAAAATCTAGAAGTTTTCTTAACATTTTCATTTTCCTTAAATAATGATTTAACAGACTCAGTGATATTAACTTTACCACTGTTTTCCAACCAAGAGAACGCAATCCTATTATAATTTCTGTTCTCAACGAATGTATTTATTTGTTCGTAGGTGTCACTAATAACTTCCTCCAAACTCTCATATGAACCGCTATTATCGAAATCTATAAAGTTTTCAAATATTTGACGGTAGGACTCTTTACATGTCTGTGAAAGTTTCCACTTATCATACCTGACCGACTCGGCAATCATTTTTGCTAATCGTTCATTACGCTCTTTACTGGCTGTGTCTGTAGTATCAACGAATACCATGGAAGTTTCATAACCCAACTCTTCCAACTCTTCTTTAATTCTAATTATTCTGGAATGGTCATCGGCCGGTCCATTGATAATTAATGGTCCACGATTACGTATGGACTCTCTACGATAGTCATTAGTCTTCTCAGCTAACCTTTGTTTATCCATCAAATAGTCGAACGCCTGTACGGAGTTCAACTCTACAAATTTTTGTTCAGAAATTGCTTCCCGTATAACAACATCTTTACCTGAACCAGGACCACCAGTCAGGAAGATGGCTTTGAATAGCCCACGATTGGTATCTTCATTTAACCCCATACCTTTTCGAACATCACGGAACAATTCTTTTGCGTGTTTTTCTGGAACATGTGAAGGAACACCTTGTCTGAATGAATTGAAATCACCACTCTTTGCATGTTCACGCATTTTAGATGCTGACATACCTTCTGCACCTTCAGCATCAGGGTCACGCTGGCCAGCAGACTTAACATCAATCTTTTTAAAATTGAATAGTTTACCAGTACCCACACCATTATATTGATGTAATTTATTTTCATATTCTGGAATACGGTCTGAACCCGCAACCATTATTAAGTGGTCGTGTCCCGCTTGATGTAATGCAGCTGCATGTTGTAAAAATGTTGGTTTCTCTTTACTTGAACCGGTTATGTTTGCACCAGGAAAGAATCTCTTTGCGTGTTTGATTTTAGTTGCAAGTTCTAATGGATTTTTCTTGGCATCTAAAGAATGTGACACAACAATATGATGTGGTGCTTTATAATCTTTGGCCAGTTGTTTCACTCTGTCAACCAGTATTTCGTGACCGGTGGTTGGAGGATTCATTCGGCCGAACGCCAGTACCACAGGCGTGTGTGTTTTTGCATCGTCTTGTACTTTTTCTAAAAACTTTTTCATATTAATTGCCGGAAGTTTGGCCCGAACCTTTCACTGAACTCATTGGATCACTTTGAGAACTAAATTTGATTGCATGTCGACCAAATGTTTTTCCCTTGTATTTAAAGTGTACCGAAGAACCACTGTGGTGAACAGAAATATTATGTGGATCATTATAAATGTGTTCGTGGTGTGTGCCCGGATTCATAGAACTGTGTTCATGGCCATTTTTAGTGGTATAAGAAACGTGTCTAATGTGTTTATGACCTTCTTTTTCCATTGGTGTGCTTTTTGAATGCAATACATGTTTTATGTGATGCACCAGTTCCGATTTTGATGTTGTTGATAAATGGTGATGTAAATCTTTAGCAATTTTATTCAAAGTTTCATGATTTTTTTGTTTTACGTGAGCTTGCATTGAAGGGTTTGCTTTTAACATACCCTTTCTCTCTGAGGAATTCGATGCTTTTTTCAATTCTGGATATTTTTTAAGAATTGATTTTCTATGACTTTCTAGGTGTTTCTTTGCATTTGGTCCTGCATGTTCAATTCCGGGATTGGATGTTGGAACATGTTTAGATGAAGAGTCGGTGACTTTAAGGCTGATACCGTGGTGTATAACTTGCATATATGCCTCACTTCTTATGTGTTGTTATAACAATGTCGGAAGCATCTTCTTTTTGAGTCGCATGGATTCCAGTTGAACGGTGAATGTCTCCTGGTTTTGAAGTCCAATGTACATCATGTATTTTATGTCCGTTCGTTTCAACTTGTTTTCTTATATCGTTAGCTGCACTTTTGGCTCTAGCATTCATTTTTTTATAGTCATTTGGATGAAGTGTATTTTTGAGTTTGTCGTGCGCTTGTTGTGGACTGTCACCTTCTTTGTCCACGTGTTTTGACATATGTTTACCACCTTTTAAATGGTAACCAACCAACAACTCATGCATTTTACCTTTGGTGTCTGAAGAAACTTTACCTTCTACAGGTTCAATTACATTTTCAATTAATCTGAAAAAATCTTCATCGTACTCATCTTCGCATGTTTCCGAATCATACGACTCGACCATAGTATCCAACGAATTTAAATAAGAATTTATTTCGTCCTGTTCAACGATGAAATGTTTATAAGTTTTCATTTTGTTTAATTCTTTTTATATGTTTCTTATTCCAGCAAAATTTCTACGAGAGAATTCCGCACGATTAACAAATTTATCGGATTCATTATCGTGGTGAAAAACATATCCTTCAGGATTCGCAGATTCACCACCATGTGTGTGTTGAAACTCTTGATGTTGATTCATAACACCAATAAGTGTATCTTTAGCCTTCTGCAACTCACCATGCATTTTGAAAATATTGTTGTAATGTTTTTTATTACGTTCAACTTTACCCAATTCATCTTTTAAATCTGATTGTTTGGACTTCTTGTTCTTTTCGACTTTGAGTTTGTCAATTGCTTTATTTTTGGTTGTTTCTAACCAAGACTTAAAGTTTTTGTGGTTAGATTCTTCACCTGTACGTACAGTGTGGTTCATATAAGTTTCCAACGAACCACCAACACCATGGTGGTCACTAGTTCCCGCATACATGTCATTACCGTGTGTATCGTGTACTGCTTGAGCTGCCGTAATATGTTTAGTAAATTTCTTTTGTTCTTCTGGACTAAAATGCACTTTTGAGTTGTCCATTCTCGGATCAACAGAGAATACATCAGAATGCTTGTTGAAATTTTCATGGTCAACTTCATGTGATGCATTTAAACTTGCAGCATCTTTACCGTGATATGAAAGATGCGTCACCACACCAATCTTGGCCTTCTTAACTTCAGATTCATGTGAACCGTGTGCAGTATAGGTTAGACCAGAAGGATTAGGATGAAACGATGTTCCACCGCCCTTTTCACTTTTCTTGTCATCTTTATGTGTACCAAACATCATATCGCCTTGGTACACACCTTTTTTAGGCGAAATTTTAGGTAAATGTGTTAATGCATCTTTTAATTTTGCGGCGAGACCAGGTGCATGCCCGTGGTTCATATCTACGTCTTTTGGTGTGTAGTTAATCTTAGGTGTCTTATTAAAAGCAGATTTAGATGCAACAAAAAACTTACCCGTCTTTGGATGGTGTCCATAAACAAGCGCTGGCGAACCGTCATATTTTGTAGTTAACTTAGAAGATTTTTTACCAAATTTGATGTGTTCAGCGGCTGCTGACAAAGATTTGATGGCATGCTTTGCACCCTTTTCACCGGTTTGCAAAGGGCGGTCTTCCACATGAGTCAGGTGCTTAATCTGGCGACTAGCACCTTCTTCAGGATCCGTGTCCTCTTTTAAAAAACTTTTAAATGATATCATTGTCCGCCTATTGAAACACAACACACTTTGGTTGTCCGTGGAACTATTTATAATACATTATACCACATCTATGAAAAAATGGCAATGTTGGGATTGATATATAGTAAACTTAATAGTGTTCAATTTGGCCATTGCCGGCCAGCCAGCCCCAACAATGGAGTTTATCAAATTCCACTAGATATTTTTGAGGTATATTGCAATAGTGGGCATGTTCGGTATCAACCACTCCATTTGACAGAGATTTTAGGTTTTCCGCTATGACGGATAAATAAACGTCAATTAATGAGGGACACATGGACCATAACCTGGTAATTAAAAGATGATCGGCACCAGTTTGTTTATTTTGCGTCCAAGTTGGTATTCTTGTTTTAAATACAAATTTGCCAAACAAGTTATCATACTCTTTAATATCAAAGTCCTTTTCTAATTCGGACCTAGCTGAAAACTTGAATATTCGTTTGACTGTCTTTAATACCGGTGAAAACTGTGTATTGTTTCTCATAGTAGATAATGTTGCCGATAATAAACAATTTTCTCCATGACTTTTGAGTCCGTTGATTGCACAATACTGAGTGTTTGGTTCCTGACTTAAATCAAAATAGTAATTGGATAATCCAGATATTACATCTTTTTCTGTTTGTGATATTGGCCTTATTGAAACATCAGCAAATACAATAATCGCATCCGGCAAGGCTTCCCTAACAGATTCCAGTGTCGATATAGTTTGTGCAAACCTATCATCATCATTGAATGCACCAATCGCAGGTTTCAACGAGGATGTAATTATGAATAAGTTTTTATCTGGTATCATAGGTAACGATCCAAGTCATCCGAATCTCGAAATAGATTGATAGATTCAGCTCTCGGATAAGGGTTTGAATTATTGAAATCGTTAATCAATATGCGTCTAGAATTTTGCAATCCTGTAATCAAGTCAAAGGAAGCAAATCCCAAAGAGTATAACATATCTCTTGTCATGCCTTTATACTGATTTTCTCTGGATGTGGTAAAAACAAATTGAGCACCTTTAGACTGCAATTCAAGTAATCTGTTTATATTTTTCTGCAAAGGCACTGGAGTTTTATCGTATGATTTATCACCAACCCTAGATTGAGCCTGAATGATTGTGCCATCGATATCACAAAATATTACAGGTTTATCATTGTAATCAAACCAGTCTTGTGCGGTACCCACATCGATATAATTAGAAACAATCTTTTCGGTGAAAATGTTCAGGTTGTTAATACAACGGCCAATAACATCTGAAACAAAAATTTCTCTTTGTGAGGATAGTTCATTAAACATCTGTTTATACAACAATGCGCTTGAAAATTTATAACCACCAACACAGAAGGTATCTGATACCACTTCCTTCTCAATGATATCAGTAATGATGCCGTTGTTGTTCGAAATGGTGAAACTCTTGGACGATAGTTTCTTTAAAACTTCATGTTGAGATATTTTAGATACACAGACATAATTACCTTCAGTTATTTCATGGTCGAAAAAACTATCACAGTCTTTGATTAAAATTTCAGAATTAAATAGACCAACTTTATCTATAATCTGATAAAC